TAACCACCTTGCTTATAATCGCTTTTGGTAGAAACACTCTTTTCATCTTTATAAATTACTTTTTCACCATTAACATAATCTCCAACTTCTATTAAATCTATTATGTTATGTGATGCTTTGTTGAATGCACCCTTAAAATAACATCCTGTAGATTCACTATCAATAGAATAACAATTTACATTCCCAGTATCTTTGACACCTACAATTTGTTCAATAGATTCTACAATAGTGTGTACTTTTTCCATTCTTACATACATTCCTATTTCTAATTTCATTTTATAAACCCCTTTCTAATAATAAAACTAATATTTTAATTTTCTCTTCTTTTAACTTTTTAATATCTTCGTTCAAATCATCAAGTTCTCCGTTAACTACTTTTAATTGTACTAGTAATTGTTGATATGTTAAATCTTTCATTTAATCACCCTCTTAACTTTATTTGTATGTTTATGAACTAATACTAGTTCTTTATTAGTATTGCGTTCTATGAGCCAATTTTGTGGGTTAGATGAGTATTTAGAGATTAATTCCCTTTCAGCTCGTGTTGGTTTTCTTTGTTTTAACATTATTTACCTCTTTAAAATAATTTTTCTTGTTTATTTTCAATTCTTTCTTTTGCTATTTTAAAATATTTTTTATCTAATTCAATGCCTATAAATTTTCTATTTGCATTCTTACAAGCTACTCCTGTACTACCACTTCCCATTGTTAAATCTAATATTGTATCATTCTCGTTACTATATGTTTTAATTAAATCTTCAAGCAATAATATAGGTTTTTGTGTTGGATGATATCCATCATAATCTTTTTTATATTTTAAAATATTTGATTTATATTTATTTCCCTCCCATAAATTAAAAATATTTTTATATTGTTTTTTGAAATTATTATGTATTTTTTTTATTTCCATATAACTTTCTTTAAAATTTAAAAACTTATTTAAATAATTGAATAATTTTTCATCCATTAAATCAAATCTCATACCTTTATTCCATCCCATTTTATAACTTGCGTGAACTTTTGCACTTAACTCACTTGTATATCTCCCCTCTTTTAAAAATAAATTTTCTATGTATTCCTTACTATTTTTTTCATATTTTTTAAATATTTTTTTTAAAGGATGTATAGCATCATAACATTCTTTTTTTGTAAAAATTAATATATCTTCTGTGAAACTAACCATATTTTTATTGACGCCTAATGCATTGGCAAAATTATCTTTTTCCCATATCGCTCTATAATTAAATGGGAGATTAGGTATTGCTTGTGTTATTAATTGGCTTGTATATGGTTCTTGACTAAACAAGATTAATTTACCATTTTTTCTCAATACTCTATTGGCTATCCTAAATATATCTTGTGGTTCTATAATTATATCCCATCCATTTATTCCTAACTTTCTTCCTCCATCCGTATTCATATTTCCATAAGGTGGATCACATACTATTAAATCAATACTAGCATCTTCAATTCTATTACTTTCCACTAAACAATCTCCATTGTATAACTTCCCTAATTCTGTTTCAAAATATGCTTTCATTTTCTACCTCCGTATTCATTTTTATTAGAGCAGTTGATCCCTGACATTGGTGGTGCTTTCAATTCTTCATCTAGTATATAAACTTTAACAATACTTCTGAAGTACGAACCTTTGTTCGTTTTTATGAATGAATCACCTACTGTTAAATTACAATATACATATTCGCTATATTTTTCTAGCTCAGTTATTCTATTTTCTAATTCTGCTATTTTATTATATTCAAGGCTATATTTCGCCTCTATGCGTTTTTCTTCTAAATAGGTATCAATGTTTACCCATTGTGGCTTTGATGCCTTAGAGATGATATTTTCTATCTTAAACAGGCTAATTAGTAATAATAAGAGTATAGTTATATTTGCTATCTTATTCATTTGTTCCTCCTATAAAAGTATCTATAAATTTATTCTTTGCTAGTTGGAAATAATTATCTGATTCTTCGATGTCTTCTGTTAGTAGAAATAACATAAAATTTTTAATCATTGTTTTTCTCCTCTCACATCTAATAAAACTCCGTTGCTAGTTGCTATATAAATTATGTTGTTTTCGTTGTCGTATTCTCTTTGAATGAAGTAACCACCACTATTCTCATAATATTTTTTATTTCCGTTTTGATCGTATACTGTATAACAACTTTCATGATGTTCAACTTTATCACCAAATTTTAGATCGTAATTAATATTCATTATTTTTATATTACTCATAATTATTACCATTTATTTCTCTACATTCCAAACACTCTGAACCATTTCCAATATCACGAACAAATTCATCTAATTCATATTCTTCGCACGAGTTACATCTAGTATAGTATTTATACAAACAATCCATACAAACCCATTCATTGTTCTTGTTCATTGTTAACATTTCTTTTAAAGTTTCTTCTTTACAGTGGATGCAAATCCTATATTCTAAGAATGTTCCTGTAAGTTTACTAATTACTGCTTTCATTAAAACCACCCTTTCAAATTGTGTAGTTGTTCTAATTCATCACTATATTTTCCTGTTGCATGATAAGCTAATTCAATTAATTCTACAATATCTCCTAGTCTATCAGTAGGGATATGATTTGTTTTAACCCAACCATTTATTGCTTGTTTTGAAATACCAATTTCATCTGCAAATTCCTTTTGTGTTTTGTTTGTTTCTTGTAACAATTCTTTTAAACTAAATTTCAATTTCATCTTTCTATCTCCTTTTTTTATTTTCTTAACTACATTGTACACTATCTACTTTACTTAGTCAAGAGGTTTCTTTACTTTATTCTATGCAAGTGATTAAAAAAAGATACTAAAAAAAGACTTAAATTAATAAGTCTTATAATTCTATAAATATTTTTTTACCATCTAAAGTGTTTCCTATGTGTTTTAGTTTAGGATTTTCTATTTTTTCTTTTAGTTTTAATCCGTAATACTTAACTAGAGTTTTTACAATTCCATTTGCATAATCTCTTTGACCTTTATCAGATGTGATTATCGGAATATCTTTAGGATTATCCATGAAACCACTTTCTAATAAGTATGTAGGCATCTTAGATTTGCGTATCTCGCTATAATAATCGTATTTTAAGCCATATTTGTAATAAGTTCGTGTTTTCATACCTCTATTTTTTAATTTGGTTTCTGTGGCAATATTATGCGAGAATAGAGTTGCTAAATTGGAACTATCTTTATATGATTTGTAAACCTCAACACCTGTTCCACCACCTGCATTATGATGAATTAATAAATGTAAATCTACTTTTTGTTCATTTGGTTGTTTATGTCTATCTCCATAATAAACGTTTGTTTGACCTGTTGGATCATCAACTCTTAATATTTCTACATCTTCATATTGTTCCAATAATTCAATTACATAATTTGCTACTTTGTTGTTCATTTCCCATTCTTTCATAAATGGTTTTGATGTTGTACGCTTTCCAGCTTGACCTAACCAATGACCTGCATTAATAGCAATCTTCATTTATTCGCCCTCTAAGCCCTTTTTATATTGCTTCCATAAATTATCACCATATACGGCAAGACCTGTTGCTACGATACCACCAATTACACTTGAGACCGTAACTCCCATTAATGCCATTGAGAATCCTACTCCGATTATTAATAATACTACTGGAATTAATTCGTTTTTGATGTATTTAGTATTTTTGATAATTTTACCTAATACATACAATGCAACGATAACACCTGCTAATTCTACTGGTAACTTAAATTCTAAAATTGATTGTTCTAACATAATAATTCTCCTTTTCTTTTATTATAATACATTTTGTTTTGCTAAAAGTGTTATTGAAAACTCTAAATTTGTATCACTTGGTGTATATTTTAATGCTATATAAGTGTTAGGTGGTAATAATAAAGGTGCAATTACTGCTACATCTGCTGCATCTTTACCTGGAACATATTTTGTTCTTAAAAAATTATAAGTTGGTGATACTCCAAATGTTGTACCTGTATATATTGAATAATTTTCTAATGCTACTCCCTCAAATATATGTTTTCCCTCATTAAGACCTGTTCCAACTTCTGTACCATTTAATGTTATATCTGCAGTTGAACCACTAGCAATATCAACTTGATAACTTTCATCTGTTCCTGTTGGATTAAATACACTCAAAATTCTACCATCAATAAATCCTGTTCTATTTGGATCATCATTAATTAGGAAAAATTCTTGACTTGCTGCACCTGTGAAAAGTTTTGCAAAACTTGTTGGTCTACTTCCTAAAATTGAATTAACTTCTCTTATTTCATAAACAGGTTCACCATCTATAACTTCACCTGTTAGAACTCCGGTTAAATTATTATTATAAATATTTACATTTCTTCGTTCTAAATTTGGTTCGATTAAAGTATTACCAATCGTTATATTATCATATGCCATAAAAACACTCCTTTCTTTACATTTTTGCTACATTATAAATAAACACAGAACTAATAACAGCAATAACTCCCCATTTAACAACATGCATAACTAAATCTTGTGTCCATAAACGGTTATCACTATTTTTAGAAGTTTCTTTCTCAACTTGATTCATTCGATCAAAATATGCTTCCATCTTGTTTGTTAAGTTTTTCATTGAACTTATCAATTGTTCTACAAGAACTTCTGTTTTTACATCTGCTTTTTCCAATTTTACCACTTTTTCCTCTACTTTTTCAACACGTTTTTCTAATTTATCAAGTTGATCTTTCATCATACCACCCTTGCTATTTTATTTTAAATTGCTAACCATTCAGGTTTTGTTGGTATAATCATAGTTTCAGTTACATTTAACCAAGCTTCATACCATAATTCCATTTCGTTAAATTGTTCTTGTGTTACTTGATGTGGTTTATTCGGTTCAGGTTCTATCACCCATTGTCTATTCCAATATTCAAAACATTCCGAATTTCTTCGTTCTCTTAATATTTCTTTTTCTATTTCTAACAATTCCTCAACAAA